CCTAGATTAGGATTCTCCGCGAACCCATTTCATGTATTCTTGTTCTTTCATTGCGCCTTCGAGTTCGTTGTCGAACATATCAGACGACTGTTTTTCGGCCCATTCTTTTGTGCCCCACTTGGGAGGAGCTTTGTCAGGCTCTGTATAGGCGTAGGCCGGACTAAATTTAAAGGCATAGAGAACCGCGTCTATGATGTCGCTATGATACCTGGATGATACGACGATTTTGTCTGGTTTAGACTTATCGCGGTCGATTTCTACTAAGAAACTGTCTTGTACGAATCTAGAGTTTGGTGCTGCTTTAAACTTACCTGTGCGGAGTGCGTCGTTGAGGAATTCGATGTTTTCCATCTTGCGAGTTTTGTCAGCTGCTTCTACAGGAATCGAATGTCTTCGAATAATCTCTTCGCCGATCTTCTTTCCTAGCCCGCCCATATCCATGATCATCTTAGAGAATTCATACCGTTGCTGTAGCTTTTGAATCTGTTCTACGAGTTCAGTAATACCTTGTTTGGCCACAACGAGTTCTTCGACTAGATACGTCGTTGGATCAGTTTCTGAATAGGCTAAGACAGCCAACGCGTCTGCGTCTTTAAAGCCTACGTCTATGCCTAGGATGTAGGTATATTTGTGAGCGTACGGAAGAATAGTAAATTTATTCTTCTCTTCAGTATAGTGAAGCAGGAGGCTATCACTATCTAAGATCCACCTGCCATACCACTCACGTTGAATACTTGGATCGGCTATCGTTACGCCTCTACGTTTTAATTCCCTGTCCAATAGCTCCTGGTGAGTTTTCTTAGACTTGAGTGCAATATGTGGATTGTCCCAAAACGTCCAGTGATGTTTACTCCACGTATTTGACGATACCGAACATTCGTGGAAATAACCTGTAGGGACAGGTCCAGGCGTACCAATAAGGCAAAGACTACCAGCATAATCCATAAGAGCAGGAGAAATAATGTCGTCGATAAGCTCTTTGATGTACTCGCGAAAAGACTGACACTCGTCAATATAGCAAAGCTTGATGGGAAGTCCACGAAACTTTTCAATTTCTGAAGCATTTAAGGCCCCTGTCACATAGATTATAGAGTTATTCTGAAACGATATAGCCATCTCTGTTTCATCAATAGCTGCCGGAAGATTACAAGTCTTGAGAATGGCTTTTAATTCACGCCAAATCAGCTTACGAGCGTTGTTACGAGATAACGTAATATACAAACAAGTAGCATCTTTGTTGTTGATAGCCGTATCAATCAGATGTGCCGCACAAGCTGTTGTTTTACCTGCGCGGCGGCTACAGACTGCTACTTTGAATGGCTCTGGATCGTTGACGAATCTCAGCTGTTGTTCAAACAAGAACTGAGTTATGTTAAACTTACGCTGCCAATGCTGATCTATTACAGCTTGTGGGACAGGAGGAAGTTTTTTATTATCTACGATCCTCTTCATTGGCGGTCTTGACTTTCGTTTCAGGAGCTAACTGGATGGAAATACATTGTTGGAATGGCAAAACGAATTCGAATGGCGCGGCATCAGGACCGATACCTTTGCCTGACACGTAGACGCCTTGCTCAACGAAGATCATAGTCATGTCATGTGCCGTATCTTTGTTGAGAATCGTCTTCACGTTGCCTAATCCTTCTACGTGCGTACCTAACTGGACACGCACAGTCTTTACTCTACGACCTACGAGATTCATTTTATATCCTTTGGTTTGGCATCAGCTACAGCCTTGGCTGCTTCTGCGTCAATCCGTTGGCGTTCTGCGCCTTCAGCGTTCATGTTAGCAATCTGCTGGATCAATTGGTTAACTGCTGACTCATGGACAGCCATTTGATACCGCTGATTACCAAGCTGGACTAACAAGGTCTGCATCTCTGCTTTTAGGACTTCTTGAGAACGCGGTTCTTGAGGAGTCGGGAACTTGTCTTTCTTACCTGTGAGCTTGTTAAACAGTTTTTTCATTGTCGTTGCCTTTCAGTAGGAGTTTGATTGCATCTTGCATACCTTTTTGGTAAGCATAAATCATAGAATTAGTGAACAGACCGCTCTTTGTTGTGCCTTTCAACAGCGCTCTGTATTTCTCAGTCATGATAGGCAGCTTCATATAAAGTTTAGAGGCCAAAGCCACTTCAGGTTTAGGTTCACGCTTTTCTAACTTCACTTCAGCTAAAGGTTTGACTCCAGTAATCATTTCAGTCTCTACTTGTTTACGAATGACTTCTACTGGATCTTGTGTGTCGTCTGTGCTCATGTTTCCTCTATAATTCGAACGGGTTGAATACGCAGTTTTGTAACTTAGGCAGTAACATTTTACCAAGGGTAGTCAAGTGTGATACTGATTTTGGATGTTGTGGAACTAGAGACTTACCGATACCTTGCTTACGGTGAGCCTTCTTGACGAATACAAAGTCCACCACACTGAAATCGTCCTTCATAATGCTGTAGCCGAGAATCGTGTCTGGATCGTCCTTCACGCAAGCGATCTTTATGGTTCGTTTGGGACTCAAGATCAATACGTCTGCTGCTTTACTATAGTTGTGCATGAAGATGTCCTTAGGGATCAGACTGAACCAACTGTCACCATAGTAAAGACCGCGAAGAAAGCACGACTTAACGAAGTTAAAGTCTGTCTCTTGATAGTCTCTAATAAGCCACGGATAATCATTCATGTTTATTACCACACCAATGACAACGACCATTATCGAATTTAGCGTATAAATTTAAACGACATAGTGTTTTTGAATATGGCCTAGCTAACTTTGTTGCCCATAGTAACTGCCACCATAACGAGAACAATACGGACTTGAGTTTATTCATGGCGAGGCTCAGTCTTCATCAGATACATATCACACATACGTGCTTTGAGTTTTCTGATGATCTGGTAGGCTGTAGACGCTGAACATTTGATCTTGACAGCTTTGAGTACTTTAGCAGTCTCTCGATCTGACAAGCCGTTACTGTGGTATTCCCAAACGATCTTTTGGAGAGGAGTTTCAAATTTATATTCATTGAGGAATCTTGTAGCAAGCTGATAATACTCGAAGCGTGCTTGCCAACCGCCCTGCCACGTACTGTTATGCTTTCGACCGAATACGCTTCTGCTCCATTCTTTGAGATTGTCTTCGTCTTGTTCGATGTCATTGAAGCCTTCGTCTTTGAGCTTTTTGTACCATTTGTCTTTAAGCGTTTCAAGTTCAGTTTTTTTAGGCTTTGGGTTCGACATTCGAATCTACTGCCGTGTGTGCAGTAGCTTCTGCTTGTTTATCTTCTTTTAATAGTGCAATCTCTTCGGCTGTCAAATCTGCCGTATCTGACAGTTTTTGTTGTGCCGCCTTGGCTTCGGCCATTGCTTTCTCTTGAGAAAGCTTGACTTCCATGAAGACAGCGCCTGCAATCTGAGTAGCTGCGCCTTTACGGATCACGTGGACAAAGTATCGTTTTGGCACGCTTGATTCTGTGTGTTTCAGATGTTGGATTGCAGAAGATAGAACCCAACGAAATTGGTCTTGCGGTACGTTTTCGAGTCCTGGGCCTGCGATATCTCGGATCGACTGTGCCCACGTTTCAAACTCGGTCATGCCGACTGGAAGTGGGGATGGAAGGAAGGACATAAGGACTTTGAGCATCTTCATAGTTGTTACCTCTTGATACAACTATGCCAGATACAATATAATGTGTCAAGTCCTTCTTTAAAATAATTCTAAAGGCTGATCTTTTTTCACGTAGAGAGGATGTCTAGGCGCTCCTGACTTAGTTTTACCTAAAAAATACAACGACTTACGAAATTTACCGTGCTCTTTAATCATTTGCCAGGCGCGGGATCTAGAAGCCATTTTATGTGCGCCAAACGCCACAATGATTAAATCATGGCTGTCCAAAGCACGGCTTATGTGATCCAAATTCAAAGGGCCGGTAGGATCTTCCATCAGCTCTAGCTGCTTTGGATCTGTTGAGCGGGCAGCGAACAGATTACAGACCGTCAAATGCGTGCAGGACTCGCGCGCCGCGAACGATATGCAGCGTCTGACGGTAGGATCATTTTTAGAGGCATCAGCCGTACTAGG